GTGTTAAGCCAGTAAATAACATTGAATCAAATAGATCAGCAGGTATTTTATTCCAATCTCTAAACCAAGTTTCATTCTTATTACAATAACCACTATGGTATATCTCGTGCATAATACCGTGGTCAACGGCCGTCAATACATCAGGTGTGAATGTTCTATAAAGAGCATTACATCCGTATATTTTACCGTGAGGTCTTAGTTTTTCTAAGTTGAAATCTTTTCTACTTGTGCCATTGCCTATACAAAAGACGTTAGACATTATCTGTATATGTAATAGATTATAACTAAAGCTAATGCAATTGCAATATTAACCAATAGTCTTATGCCAAATGCCTTAAATTCTTTTTTAATCCAACTTTCGTTTTCTTTAAAACCATCTACAGCTGACATATAAGGATTAAAACGATTGTCTGGTAATTTAGTTCTATCTACGTCTTTTAAAATTTCTGTCAATCTAATGTCGTTCATATTTTTATTTATATTGTGTTTTTTATTTTGTCACAAAAATTTCTTTTAATATTAATTTGCATTTTGTTTCATTATATTTAACAAATTGTTCATACTTACTTAACCTTTTGGCGTGGACTGGCCAAACCACTTGTTCAACAATCTGTTTGTTCCAAGACTTACTATAAGATAAGATTTTATTGAAAACGATTGCAGTTTCGTAAGATATTTTTTTTGATAGAACCAATTGAAAAAATCTAGGATGCTGTCCACCAAAGCTGCTAAAACCATCATCAAAAGAAAGGTGCCTAGCATTAAAATCATTAAAAATGTGGACGCAATCACTTCTAAAATAGTATTCAAAAGACTCATTGCGTTTCTTCCAATCTGTGAAAATATCTTGACCATCATTTCTTATTAAACTCCCTACCCACTTGTTACTATCAACCAAAAAATTACTAACAAAAAAACCCAATATATCATCCTGATTATATCTGGTACTGAGCTTGTGAAAAAAATATCTATCATTTCTTTTAGTAAAGGTATCTAATTTACAATTAACTTTTCCTTCATATTTATGGTAGTCATAACTATCTGTTGTGAAGTGTAGTTTAACTGCCAAATAAGTTTTAAATACTTCAAATCCACCATACATATTACACCGGCAGTTGGCCTGTCTTTGGAAGATAATTTAAATTCTGTGCTTCTATTGTAATCTTATCTTTTAATGTTTTTGTAATCATAGGTGCTACTGTACCAGGATCTAATTCGTTTTCTTCACAATAACGTAATATAGCATCCATATAAGATATGCCTTTTCTCTCTTGCACTATCTTTTCTATCTCTAATGAAAATTCTTTTGAGTTCATAATATAATTATATCACAATTTAGATGTGTTGTCAATGGCCACCGAAGTGGCCACTGTCGGTATTATAAAAAGCTACTTAATAATGTAAGTACAGTTAAAACAAAAATTATAACTAATGATATGCCTACAAATATTTCATATACAGGCTGATATTCTCTATAACTTTTTTTTACTTTATTTAACCATTTGCTTTCGCATATGTTATACGGTATCATTTACTTTCCTTTCAAATTTGGAAAGAAAGCCTTTACTGTATTTTGATATGCTTCAGCATAAGGTTTTGCTAACTCTTGTGCTTTTTCTACGTTATCTTGTACGCTCTTTGTGTAGTCATTATTTGTTACAAACTCATTAAATTGTTTTGCAATATTAATTATATCTGTAGCCGCTAATGTAGGAGCTTTAAACTCTTGTACTACTTGGTCGCCGTCTTTTTTGATTTTGTATTCGTACTCTTGTACTTGTACTTGATAATTAAACTCAACTAATGATTTAGCTAAGCCTAATAGGTCTGAACGGATTTCGTATCCGTTTTTTGATGTTGTTGCCATTTTTTCTCCTTTGTGTGTGTGTTAATAGCACTTCTATTTATACTTGGAGGGCCTTATTGCCCTCCAAATTTTTACTAACTACTTCTTAACTGGTGCTACAGGTTGTGTAACAGCAGGTTTTGCTGGTGCGACTTCAACTTTTTTACTAGGTTTTAGTAAAAAGTATCCGCCTATTGCTATTACAGCAACTACCGCAGCGATGATTATATTTCTTGTTGAAAACATAATATACCTCTTTTTAGTTAATGTATATTCATTATACATCAAATAGAGGTACTTGTCAACCAGTTAAATTACTTTGGGACTTCTAGTGATATGGCCTACAACGGTACCTTTATGTTCACCCTCTTTTATGGTGTAACCTGACGTACCATTACCATTAATTTCGACTTCTTTTCTACTTCTCAATAGAATGTCGTTCTTTTCTTTTACTTGTTTATCCGTGTAGTTTTTGAATATTAAGTCTTTTAATCGTTCTATCATAATATTATTTATATGCAATTACGACAATTGAGGTATGATATTTTTGCATACCTTAAATATTAAGGTTTTTGTTTATTATTGAAGTGTGTATAAAAGTTCTCAACTGACTCAATCAGTTTCTTTTCATAGTCGGCTTTGTCTTTGATGAAACACTGAGCAACACCATCTTCACAGGCCAATAAAACAACAATCTGTTCTATCTTCTGATTAAATAATTCTTCATACATCATAGCATAGGCCGTTGTTTGTAGGAAGTAATTTTCAATCCAGCCTTCTTCTCTTTCTTTATTAGCAGATTTAAAATCTATGACTGATAATTTACCATTATAATCTGCTACACAGTCTACCTGACCAGCAAGTGTAAGTTTTTTACTATACATAATTGCTTCAAGTAATCTGACGTTATCAATTTTATCTACGTATGGTTTGATGAGTTTAAATAAACCTAAAGGTAATACATCACGTATTGAAGGCGTTTGGTTTTTCATATACTGTTCTACCAAAGTGTGCATAGCCTTGCCTCGTCTGGAAGCTCTACCCATTTCCCAATTGGCAACTGACTCACCAACATTATTACGCCATTCTTGTAATGATTCTTTTTTAAGTAAAGATAATACAGAAGTTACTGAAGGATAAGATTTACCATCTATCTCGTAAAATCTGGTGCCGTTTATGTTCTTGCCTTTTGTATTTGGTAATACACTTGTGTCTAAATTAATAAACTTAAATTCTCTTGTCATATTCTAATAATATATCATAATATAGGCCGTTTGTCAACCTAAATCATTGGTTCGTACTTCGTCTTACCGTTTTCTGTAAATGCTCTAAGATATTGTTTTCTGTTCTGGCCTTCACCTTTATAAGAGCAATGTACCCAACCGCTATTTGCATCTTCTGGTTTCCAAAATTCAAGTATCAATTGATCGTAGTCTAAGTTCTGGTGAATCCAATCGCTTAAATCTTTATTAGCAATGCCATTTATCTCAAAATCCGCCGCCTGGCCTTTCGTATGTTGACTCGATGCTGATGAACCTATTTTGATACACAGTTCAGGCGATCTATAACCGGATGTAATGATTAAAGGTTTATCAAAATGGTTTCTTACTGGTTGTAATATATGTGTTGCTAGTTTTTGTAAATTACTTAATGCTTCTTCAGTAGGTTCATTTGATATGCCAAATCTTGTTGCTGATTCGCTTTTTGTTAATTCTTTTAATGATACATTTTCAGTTAAGTTCATACTATTTTCTTGTAAGTTTTAATATCTTATCTATTTGTGCCTTTATAATAGGCCCTCTATTTGGCCAATGTATATAAGGTTCATCACTCTTACTCAAATTATATAGAAATGGTAGTATAACCTTTTCTATATCTTTAAATCTTTGTATCGTATCTTCACTTGCTAATTCTTTTGTAATCGTTTCTTTTTCATTTACGATTTCCATAATTTCATTCATCATAGATTTAATTGATGATACATCTGATTTAATTTTAGATAGTTCTACATTATTAGTTTCTATAACTTTAGGGTCTATTGATGGTGATGCATCTGCTGGTTTATTTGTTACTGGAGTAAAACCAAAATCTTCATTAAGGTCAAAGCCTCGCATATAATCAGGAATATTATTGTCTACCATTTGTTTCTCTTTCTATGTTTAGCTATTACTTGTTCAGTTTTAGATTGTTTAATAGTTTTTTTACCATATCTTTTTCCAAGTGGACTAGTAGGATGTGCTTCTGCAATCCTAGACATATTCTCTTTCCAACCTTGGTCATTTTTATATGTAAGGCCGGCAACACCACCTACTATATTTAGTGTGGTAAATACTTGTCTTACGTTCTTATTCTTCTTTAGATAACTGTCCAATTCTGCCATAGTTAAATGTTCTGTATATTCTTTACC